TATCAGGTTCATTTGATTCTGATATTGACTTTGATACACAAACACAAGGTGTAGTTTTAAGTACAGCATCAGCAACAGCTAACTATACAATTAATTTAAGAGGAAGTGCATCAGCATCATTAGACTCAGTTATGGATGTTGGTGAATCAATCACAGTTGCTTACATTAGCAAAAATGATAACGTTACTTATTTTAATAGCACAGTAAAAGTTGATGGTTCAGTAGTTACTCCAATATGGTCTGGTGGTTCTGCACCAACTGACGGTAATGCATCATCAAATGATACTTACACTTTTACAGCAATCAAAACTGCTGGCTCAACATTCACAGTGTTAGCTGGTAAAACGCAATTCGCGTAATAGGAGGATAAAGAAAGATGCCAATTATTGGTTCACAAGCAGGTGGCGCAGTTAGAGGTTTAGGTGGAATCGGAGGAGCAAGTCCTAGAGCACCTTACTCAGCTAGTTATTTAGTAATTGCTGGCGGAGGACCAGGATGGTTTTCTGGACAAGCGCAAAACTCTGGTGGCGGTGGAGCAGGTGGTTATAGATCTTCTTATGCACCAGATCCAGCTTCTGGAGGCGGTGGAGCAATTGAAACTCAAAAAACATTTAATCCAGGAACAACTTACACAATCACTGTTGGTTCAGGTGGACAATCTAGTACTCTTGTAGGAGATGATATTTCTACTGTTACAACAACAAGAGGCGGAAAAGGAGCAGGACCTTATGACCCATCTTCATCTGGTGGATCAGGTGGTGGTGGAAACAACCAAGGTAGAGGACCTTCACCAGGAACTTCAAACGAAGGATATCCAGGCGGATCTTACGGCGGCGGAGGAGCTGGTGGATCAGGCGGAGGAAGTGGTGGAGTTGGAGCTTCATCTTCAATTACAGGTTCAACTATTCAAAGAGCTGGTGGTGGCGCAACAGCGGGCTCGACTGGCGGAGCTGGTGGCGGCGGAAACGGCGGCCAAGGAGACCAAGCAGGTCAACCAGGAGGAGTTAACACAGGTGGTGGATCAGGAGCTGGAGGATTAGTTCCAGGACAAGATAGAGCACCAGGAACACCAGGTTCGGGTGTAGTTATTATAAGAATGCCTGCAAAAAGTTTTTCTAAACAAACAACAGGAAGTCCACAACAATCTACGGACGGGACAGATACTGTATTAATTTATACAGCATCGGGAACATTAGCAGGTTAATATGGCTTATTACGCAAAAGTAGTTAATAATAAAGTTGTAGAAAACATCAAAATTTCTGATGAATTTGAAAAAGATGCACAAGGAAATATAGTAGAAGCTTTAGGTGCAGCTTGGTGTAGAAATCATATGAAAGATCCTGATGGACTTTGGATTAAAACTTCTTTTAATTCAAACAGAGGTGTTTATTATAAAAATGGAACAAATATTCCACACGAAGATCAATCTAAATTATTAAGAAAAACTTTTGCTCAAATTGATTTTGATTATGATCCAGTAAATGATTGGTTTAAACCAAATAAAACACTTCCTTCTTTTGTATGGAGTGAAGAACACTGGGATTATAGACCACCTCAATCAGTTCCAAATGATGGTCAACAATATGATTGGAACGAAGACCAATACAATGCAACAGGAAATGGTTGGGTTGTAAGACCTTCTTAATTATTTAAATTGATTTCCAGTTACCCAACAAACTAAAGAATTTCTTTCACCTTTTTTGACAGGTGTTACTTCGTGTAACATAAAACTTGGAAAAACTATTAACATACCTCTTTCTTTTTCAACTTTAGTACCATTAGCGGATTCATAGATTGTTAAATCACCACCTTTATAATCTTTAGGATCAGATAATTGTATGGTAACAGATAATTTTCTAATTATTATTCCAGTTCCTCGATCCGTGTGTGCAATATAATGATCACCAGGTGCTTTGTAATTTGTAAATTGTAAACATTCCATAGAACCAAAAATATCAAATTTATAATATTCGTGATTTAAAGAAACTACAGCATCAGTTATTTTTCTATATAACCATTCAAATTGTTTAACTGGTTTAATCCAAGATATGTTACTACTACGTACTTGTGTATTTTTTGTTTTTTCTTCTGGAATGGATCCTCCTATTAATCCTTTAGTAGGAACCAAACTTTTTCCATATTCAATTATTTCATCACATTGTTCTGGACTTAAAAAGTTTTTTTCCCAAACATAAGGAGGCATTTGATCCAAATAAAACGGCCAAGCCGTTGTATTCATTTTTAATATTTCTTCTTGATCTACTATTTTTTTATTTTTCATTTTCTATTCCTTTAAATGCTAATGTTATTCTTGGTGTATTTTTTTCAATAGGTCCCATACCTCTATGTAATGCTTTTGCATTAAACACAACAAGTTTATTCTGTTCAAATTGAATTTTATGTGTTTTATTATTTTCTTTTATTTCAAAACAACCAGAATTATGTTTTAATGTTGGAGTTACCATTAACATATAAGTTTTATCTCCATCATCTTTATGCCAACCACCATCCATTCCATTAAATTGTAAATTAATATAAACTCTTTTGAATTGATTTATATTAAATTTATTAATTAAATTAAAAGTTACAAAATTAGTAACAGGATCATCGTGTACTTCTGTATAAAAAAATACACCTTTTGTTTCACCAGGTTTTGATGCGTGACCATAACGATGAGACATATTTATAAGATAATGGTTAGATAAATAATAAATAAAATCTTTATCTAAAAAATTTTTGTATTCTTGATATATCATTTAAATAAAGGACCCTCCATAAACAAGGCTATTGTTTTTCTTTCTCCTGATTCAACAGGCATAACCATATGATTTATATAAGATCTAAAAATAATCATATCACCTGGAGAACTAAACTCATTTACAACATAAGGGCCCGAACTAAATAAATTAAGAGTTCCTCCTTTGTAAGGTTTTTCAGAAACATTTATCAATGTAGTTAATTTAATATCTTTATATGGTTTATCTCCCGCATCTATGTGCCAGCCATAATTGTCTTTTGTTTTAGAAGAATAAACATTATAATTTATAAAATCTTGATCTGTTAATGGATAGATATCATAACCAAAATTATTATAATTTGTATTTAAAATTAATTCGTGAATATCAATTAATAAAGGTTTAACTTTAGCCCAATAAATAATTTTAGTATCTAAATTTTTAATTTTATTATTTTGTTGATCAGTAGCGGCAAACTGTGTTGGTTCATCTTGGTCATAGTTTTTTTCTATAAAAGAATTAATTTCTTTTATTTGTTTTTTATTAATAACGTTTTTGTAATACCAATAATCAGGTCTTATTCTTGCCATCTGTATTCCTATCTCAGTTGTTTAACTATATTATATAATGTATAATGTCAATATGAATGTAGAATTTGCTAATAAATACTTAGATAATATAATCTGGAATATAAACAATAAAGATTGGCAAGTATCAGGAATTTTAAAAAATAGATCAAATGAAAATTTAAAATTTGACATTCGTTTTTTAAAAGATTATAAAGACAAAGGAGCAGGAAAGATTATATCAGAGAAATCAAAAGCTGATAAAGTTTTGTTTGAAGATGAGTCTTCTTGGTTATTAATAGATACGAAAGAGTTAATAAAATATATGAAAGTAAAACAACTTAAACAAGTGACAGTAGAAGAATTAAAATCCAACATAGATTGGACTATAGAGTTACCGAAAAAATGAAGCTAGATTTATTTCCTGTAACAGTATTTATTGGTAACGTTGATTTAAAAAAGATAAAATTAAAATCAGAAATTACTACTGCGTTTTTATCAAATACTCCTACGTCTATAGATAGTAAAAATGAGTTAGATCCTGAAAGTGCTAAATACATTTTAAATGTGATTGGCAATCTAATGTATGAACAATATAAACATTTTAAATTAGATCTTTTAAATATATGGAGAAACAAATATCAAAACAATGATTTTCAAGAACCTCATATTCATTGTAACTCAAAATTTTCTTTTATTATTTACGAGAAAGTAAATAAGGTAAATACTGTTTTTTTCAATCCTGCTAAATATTTAATCGACGCTATAGGCGCAGATTATGTTTATAGGAACTTTACACCTCAACTTAAAACAGGACAAATTATTATCTTTCCTTCTTATGTTGAGCATATGGTAAATAAAAATTCAGATCAAGTAACTATATCAGGGAACCTAGGTTTTAAATTTAATGCATAAAATATACAAAAGTGAAATAGTAATTAAAAATAAAACTAAACTAGTAGAGGATCTTACTTATTGTAAAGAACGTAATTTATTTTCTAATTATACTTGGGAGTATTACAAATATAATGTCTTTATGCTTAATCCAAACAGTTTGGTTATGAATAAATTATGTATAGAATTAAAAAAAATAATTAGGGATTATTTACAAACTTCTGATCCATTATGGATGCAATGTTGGTTAAATTTTCACGAACAGAATGAGATATTAAATTGGCATAATCACGCGTGGCCGTATCACGGATACATAAGTGTAAGACCACATAATACTACAACTGTTTTTAAAAATTTTGAAATTAAAAATAAAACAGGAAATGTATATATTGGACCTGGAAATTTAGAACACAAAGTAAAGATAGATAAAAAATTTATCACACCAAGAATAACTATTGGTTTTGATGTAAAAACAATACATAACAAAGTAGATGAAAAAATGATGTCTTTAATGCCTATATAATATGGAACCAATAGATTACATAAAAGCAAAAACAATAGATATTAAACATTCGCACTCAAATTTATTTGAGCATAGTTATAATTTATATTTGTTACTACAACATATGAATTGTTCTAAAGATATATGTCTAGCTGGTTTATTTCATTCTATATATGGAAATAATTATTTTGATCCTAAGTTAGGTGTAGAAAGAAAGTTCATTAAAAAATTAATAGGCAAGAAAGCAGAAGAATTAGTTTATAGATTTAACAATACAAAGAACAGAGATGAGTATTTTTTAAAAAATGCTGATGAAGAAGAATCTTTATTTTTAATTTGCTATGTTAATTTAATTGATCAATCAGAAGGTCAATCAGATGAACTTGTAAATAAATATTTAAAAAAATATAAAGAAATGTTTTCTATTTTTTATAAAAAACCCAAAGTTAAAATTATAGATGATTTATTAGATCAAACAGATTTTTATGAAATAAGTTCTTTAGCCACTTCAAAAGATTTTCCGTGGTATTTTTCAAAAGGAAAAGTAGATGATGAATATAGCCAGTTTGTACACACGTTTGTTTATAACAGTTCAGTAAATTCTAATTTTATAAATAAACTTGATCCCATTTTTACCAGAATAAATGCAAAAAGATTGTTTAGAGTTAAGTTAAATTTAACAGCTAAAGCAGATAAAATAATAAAATATAAGTACCATCAAGATGTAAACATAGCTTGTAAAACAGCTGTGTTTTATATTAATACTAATAATGGTTATACACAACTTAAGGAAGGAAAAAAAATACATAGCAAAGCAAACAGGATAGCAATCTTTGATAGTTACGTAGATCATTTTGGAACTTCGTGTACTAATAAAGATTATAGAATTGTATTAAATATTAACTATTTATAATGAATAAAGATTTAGATCATTACATATATAAAACAAAACTTCTTTCTAAAAAAGAATGTAAAAAAACTGTAGAAGAACTAGAAAATGCAAAATTTCATACACACTATTGGTTTAGTCCAAGAGGAGGAATAACTAGTGATAATGGTGAACAAGAACCAGAAACAAGTATGGAGCTAGTTGACTCTCACGAAATTATTATGAAAAAATTACATCCTAAAATTTTAGAATATATGCATCACATTGATCTTCCTTGGTATGATGCTTGGAATGGTTATACAAATTTAAAATGGAATAAATATACAAGTAATACAAAAATGAAAGTACATTGCGATCATATACACGGGTTTCACGGAAAGGGTGACACTGGTGTTCCTATACTAACTTGTCTAGGTTTATTAAATGATGATTTTACTGGAGGAGAAGTTATAATGTTTGATAATAAAAAGATTGATTTAAAACCAGGAGAAGTTATTATACATCCATCCAATTTTTTATTTCCTCACGAAATAAAAACTGTTAAAAAAGGAAAAAGATATTCTTTTGTAAGTTGGGTATATTAATATGGCAATAAAGATATATAAAAATGTTTTAACTGAAGAAATTATTCAAGAAGTTTATAATTATTTAGATAATAATGCATACAGAAATGTATGGCGATCAACAATATATTGGAAAGATAATTTAAAAGCTAAAAATCCAACTTCTTTATTAGTAACTGATTTACCTATTTTTTTATCAGAACAAGTTATAAGTCATTTTGTTAAGTTAGATAAAAAATTTGGAAAGTATAAACATCATTGTATGTTTTATATTTGGCCTCCAATGAGTTCAATAGCATTTCATAATGATGACAAATGGAAAATGGGTGCAAGTATTTATTTAAATAAAACTTGGGATCGTAATGATGGTGGTTTATTTTTATACACCGAAAATGGAAAAAATAAATTTTATGTTCCTGAATATAATACTTGTGTTGTTAATACCGATCATACTGATCACGCGGTATCTGCTTTAGCTTCACACGGTCCGCATAGATTAAGTTTACAAATATTTTCAGAATAATTATTTAAACGAATAATTAAAAGCAATAGATATTCTATCTTTTTTAGAATCGTTTTTAGAAACTTCGTGTCTAAGCCAAGAAGGAAATAATATTAAATAGTTTTCTTTTGGAGTTATTGACCAAGAATTTGCATTATACCTATCGTATGAATTTACAAAAGAATTTGGTAAATAACTACTCATTAATTCAGATGCGGGATTATAAAAAATTATATTTCCTGAATCTTTAGGAACCTTTAAATAATATACCCCAGATATAATTGATTGTGGATGATTATGTAGTTTATTTGTAGCTCCTGGTTTATTAATATTAAACCACATATTATTAAGTTGAATAGATTGTTTTAATCTTAAACTACTTGAAAAAACTTTTACTGGAGACGTAAGTGAATCTATAAAACTAGATATTCTACTGTTGGGTTTTTCTAAAATATTATTACTTTGATATCCATTTATATTTGATTTTGTTTCAGTTTTATTTTTTTTACAATAATCAATCACATATTTATCTAAACTTTTTTCTTGTGGAAAATATGTATTTAATATTGGTGTAGTAAAAAGTTCTGTTATCTGTATCATATATTAGCTCTATTTAATTCTGGCATTGGAAAAAATGGTGCATCTAATTTAGTAAAAAACAAAGCTTGCGTCAATCTTTCTTGTCCTTCTTTTAAATCATACAAAGCTTGATGAGGAAAACATCCATCAAAACAAAATGCTGTATTAAATGCTCCGTTTGAAGATGCAATTAATTCATAATCAGGAGTTCTTTTATATACATTAGTTCCACAATTTTTTAGGTTAGGAGTTAGATAAATGATAACAGTAAGTAAAGTATCACCGTCATAATGAATAGTTCCTTTTTTATTTTTAATTTGTTTATCTTTTATTTTACAAAAAATATTTTCTGCAACATAGCTACATCTATGTTCGGGTCCATATAAGAATCTAAGTAATTTATCATTTGAATATTGAAAAAAATCTCTATTAAAATTATGTAATGATTTAGTTCTTAATCCAACGCCATCTGTTGCTTCTTGATCATAGACAAATGTATTAGCTAAATTTATTATTTTATCAGGGTCACTATAAAAATTTGGTATTGTATATATCGGAAAGTACATTAAAAATAATTTATATTAATAACAATTCTTCTATCTTCTTTAGTTTGAGATACTGCTCTATGTTGTGTAGAACTATCAAACATAGCCATTGAATTTGCAACAGAAGGTATTTTTTTTATTTTTCTTTTTAATTTAAATTCAGTATATCCATTATTAGAATTTACATAATAAACAGCTGTCTTGTGGTTTAATTTAGGATTGTTATATTCGTCTGTGTGCCAATCTGATTTTATTTCTTTATCTCTATTAATCATTAAATTTGCTCTAATATTAATTAGAGCAACAGGTTTTAAAAATTCTATTAAAGGAGTAACTAAATTAAAATAATCTGATTGAATATTGTGACTCCAATAAAACGTGTGATAAAAATAAGATCTATCATTCTTAGAAACTTGATGAGGATGATAATACCAAGGAAATTTTTCATCCATTAATCCTTCGTGTAATTGTTGAAAAGGTCCTAGTTTTAAAACTACTGGTTTTATAATCATAAAAATCTACTCCAGGATACTACAATCCTTTTATTAAAAGAATGTGCGGCGTGTGGTGTTCCTCTTGGAATGTATAGTGCATCACTTTCTTTAATTTCATAGATATTATTTTCTGAAGGTATATTATAATACACAGTTCCATATAATCCAAATATAAAAACATCTTCATTGTCTACGTGGGTATTTCCAATATTACCTTTAAAAGATGTAAAAATATCAGGCCTAAACCCATCATCTTCAAAATGTTTATTAAATATCTCTGATAATTGATTATGAATTAAATTAATTTTAGGATGTCTTCTTACATTAAAAATTTCAAATACGTGGCTAAAAACATCTTTATAATTTAAACCAACATCTGGGCTATATTTAATTTCAGATCTAAAATTTGACATTTCCAATAGTTTAAAAAGGTCTTCAAAATAAAACTTTGATTTATAGTCAATAGCATTCTTAAAACAAACAATTGTTTTAGGCTTGTTTTCTTGTTTAAAGAAATCTATTACTTCTGTTTTTACTATATTTTTATCTTTCATTTGTGGTACTATATATCAAAAAATAACTATATTTTCCATAGATTTTATATATAATATATCATTATGGCTTTAAAAAAACTAGGTTTCAAACCAGGATTCAATAAACAAACTACAGCATCAGGAGCAGAAGGCGAATGGATCGATGGTGATTTTGTTCGTTTCAGATATGGCTTACCTGAGAAAATAGGTGGTTGGAGACAATTAACTATTGCTGATAAAACATTGCCTGGAGTAGCTAGAGCCCAGCACACGTGGGCAGCAATTAGTGGCGAGAAGTACGCAGCCATTGGAACACACAAAGGATTATTTTTATTTTATGGTGATGCCTTTTATGACATTACACCATTAGATACGGCCATTACATCTTGTACATTTTCATCAACAACAGGTTCAGCAACAGTAACGGTTAACAAAACATCTCACAATTTATCAGTTGGAGATTACTTTACATTTAGTTCAGTAACCCTTCCTGGTGGCGGGGAAACAGGATATACAACTGGAGACTTTGAAAACATTCCATACGAAATTATTTCAGTACCAAATGCAAATTCATTTACAGTTACAATGGCATCAAATGAATCAGGTTCAGGTATGTCAGCACAAGGATCAACTTCTGTTAATCCATACGTAACAGTTGGTCCCGCGTTTCAAACTCCTGGTTATGGTTGGGGTACTTATTTATGGGGTAACTCAACTTGGGGAACAGCAAGAACAGTATCGGATGTATTTTTATCTCCTGGTAATTGGTCGTTAGATAACTTTGGACAAATATTAATTGCAACGATTGCAGATGGCAGAACCTTTACTTGGGATGCAGGAGCAGCAGGTGCAAGAAGTATAAGAGCTACTATTATGTCAGGTGCGCCAACAGCATCAACATTAACTTTAGTATCAGATAGAGATAGACATTTATTTCATTTTGGAACTGAAACAACTATTGGAACTCCATCAACACAAGATCCAATGTTCATTAGATTCTCGAATCAGGAAGATTATAATACATA